CGTGAGGCACAGATCAAGCGACTGACTGCATACCTGCACAACTTGACGGAGGTATCGTAAATGAAAAAACTTCTAGCCATAACCGCACTGCTTTGCAGTAGCGCACAAGCGCAGTTCTTGACTGGCAACGACTTGCTGACTCGCCTTAACTCAGACATACCGGTTGATCGTGGTCTTGGCATGGGGTTCATCATGGGCGTGTATGACGCAACGCTGTTGGTTGAGCACTGCCCACCATCCAACGTGACGGCTGGTCAGGTCAGGGACATGGTTGCGAAAAACCTATATAGCGGAGCCGCCGCCCGACACCTACCCGCTGAAGCGTTTATCACCTACACACTCGGGGCCGCATGGCCCTGCCCCAAGAAAGGAAAGGGCGTATGAACATCGTTGTATATACAAAATCAGGATGCCCGAACTGTGTCACGGCCAAGAGGTTGTTAGACAGCAAGGGGATTGGGTACACGGCCTACGACATTGAAACAAACATTGGGTACAAAAAGATGCTGGGGCAAGTCGATGCACAGTACCGGCAGATGCCACAGATTTTTATCGAAGGCCAGCGTGTCGGCGGCTTGGCTGGACTGCAAGCGGCATTGAAGGAGATGGGGTTATGACCAGAGAAAAAATCGTACGCATGGCGCGGGAGGCTGGGTTTACAGTGGGCCCATCAAGAGATGGCCCAGATGATGTGTGGGGCGTTGGCGCAAACCTTGAACGCTTCGCCGCCATTGTCGCCGCAGCAGAGCGTGAGCAAATAGAAGACGAGTGGTCAATGTGCGTTCAGTCTGATCTTGAGCATGGTGTCAAGTCACTTAATGAACAGGCGGCGAAAGACTGGTTTAAGAACTATCCTGAGATCGCAAAGTTTGGCGCATGGATGGCAGCAAGGGGACAAGCATGACCGAGTGCCAGCATCGTTGGGAACCTGTTGATGGGCAACCCATGTACAAATGCGCCAAGTGTGGCGTGTTCATGAGGATTCTTAAATGACACCTGTGCGCCAGAAAAGAATCCGCACACTACTGCGCTCAAGACCGAACGGTATGTCACCACTGGAGATAGCCGAGGAGTTGGGTATGCACCCCGCCAATGTCAGGACATCACTCAGAGCCATGCCCGATGTGTATGTAGACCGCTGGCGCATGGGTGGGCGTGGGCAATATGAGAAGGTGTGGGTTGCTGTACCTGTGCCAGAAGATTGTCCTCACCCAAAGGATAGAACCAAGTGGGGCGTACACACTAGCAAGCCACGCACCAAGTGGGTGATTGTTTAACAAGGAGAAGAACAATGGATGAAGAAGACCGAAGCAACCTACGCGACCTACACGCAGGTTTCGCCATGATTGGATTGATTATGAGGGGAGAAGCCCCGCACGACATACCTGTGAAGGCGTACCTGTACGCCGATGAAATGCAAGATGCACGAGTTCAGCATGGGGCTGGAATCGTTTCTGTGAAACGCCGTACCAAGAAGGAGAAGGCAGATGAGTAACTTAGACCAAGCCAAGGGATACCTTGCGTCAGACCCGAACACAAGCGCCGAGTATCTAGTGAAGACGCTAGGCGTGACCAAGACCTACGCCTATGTGCTATTGAGCAAAGCCCGTAAAGCGTTGCGACTGGTAAAGCAACGCGATGGGACATGGGCGCACAAGATTCCTATGCAGACAGCGATTAAGAATCCTGTAATTGAAACAATCGACAAACAGCCTGACCCAGTGAACAACCCTGTTCACTACACCACGGGCGGTATTGAGACGATTGATTTTATTGAGGCAAAGAAACTCAACTACAACTTGGGTAATGTGGTGAAGTACATCACCCGAGCAGACCACAAGGGCAACAAGCTGGAAGACTTACGCAAGGCTCAGTGGTATCTCTCACGAGAAATTGCCGCACTGAAGTAAACCGCAACCTAGCCTTCCACGCATCAGTGGGACGCTAGGTTGATACCAGTTCTTTAACCGAAGGAGTTTAGAAAATGGAAACAGGAACACAGATTTTGATTGAGCGTATGGCGACTCACCCTGAGGAGTTCGTTGAGGGCAGTCTGTCTAAGTGGGCGAAGGTCATGAACATGGCGAACGATTGCCTACCTGACGATGACAAGGCGGCGTTGAAACAAGCGTATTCACGGGCGAAGATAGACCACTTCAATGGAGAAGTCCTTGCAACATTAGCTGGCGAACGCGCCACATTAGAAGAAACAATGACGATCAAAGCCTCTGGACGATACGCTTTCCCCGGTGGTGGTGTCACTGACACACGAGCACAACACAACAGCATCTTAGGCGGTTTATCTGCCGCACAGAATTCATTGACCGTAGGCACGAACGGTACGAGTTCAAACCTGATTGCTAGCGCGTTTGGCGCAGTGCCAGTCTCAGGGAGTTCATCATGAGCGAGTTGCAACAGCACCGTGACGCATGGCGTCATACTATCGAAGGCGATGGCGGTCACTGCCCAGTGTGCTCTCGTTGGGGGCGCATCTATGGGCGAGGACTTAATGAGACGATGGCGCGTTCTCTCATATGGCTTGTGTCCGCACCTATGGAGAATGGCTGGGTTGATGTCCCTCTGAAAGCACCGCGCTGGGTGGTGCGTTCTAATCAGCTTCCCACGCTGAAGTGGTGGGGTCTCGTAGAGCGTTGCCCCAACGACAAGAACTCGAAAGTGAAGCACACGGGCCTGTGGCGTCCTACAGCCTTGGGCTATGACTTTGTCCATGCAGGTGCGCGAGTACCCAAGAAGGTGTTCACCTACAACGATACAGTTGAGGCGCACAGCACAGAGACGGTGGCGATTCATCAATGCTTTGCACAACAGTTCGACTACCAAGATGTCATGAATACCCACTTCCCGAGAGTAACGCCTTGAAATGCCCACTATGCGGTGCGCCAACCGACACAAAAGATACGAGGACGAAGAACAATGTTGTTACAAGACGAAGGGTGTGCTTCAACGAACACACCTTCAAAACCGAAGAAAGACCGGTCACCGAGCCAAAGCGCAAAAGTCCTGAGCCAAGAAGAACTTAAGGCATGGTGGCCTTTCACTCGCTTAGACCCTAAACGGTTTCCAAAGACCAAACATCAACAAGAACAGTACGAGGACGCACCCATATGAGCCAGTGGCAAGTAATTGTCGGAACAGCCGAGGCTGGAAACAAAGTAACCCACGTTCTGCCTATTGATGATTTGCGTGAGCATGAAGAAACCGCTGAGTGCTGGTGCACCCCAGACCTCAACGAAGAACTCATGATTGCAGTTCACCATAGCGCAGACAACAGAGAAGCCTTTGAAAAAGGCGAGAGGAAACCATCATGAATCTAATCACACTCGACTTTGAGACCTTCTACGACAACAAGTTAAAGCTCGGCTTCAAGTACCAGACGACAGAAGAGTATGTCAAGGACTCGCGCTTTGAAGTCATAGGCGTTGGCGTTCAGGTCAATGACGGCGATCCGGTTTGGTTTTCTGGTTCATCTAAGCAGATTAAAGTTTGGTTCAATCAATTTGACTGGGCTAACTCCGCTGTCCTGTGCCACAACACGCTGTTCGACGGATGTATTCTTAGCTGGCACTTTGGCATCAAGCCAGCCTTCTTGCTCGACACTCTGTGTATGGCAAGGGCGCTTCACGGTGTTGAAGTTGGTGGGTCGCTGGCTAAGTTGGCAGAGCGATACAAGCTGGGCAAGAAGGGCGAAGAAGTGATTGCCGCTGAAGGCAAGCGCATCAAAGACTTTGCCCCCGCTGAGTTGGCGCAGTATGGAGAGTATTGCAAGAACGATGTAGACCTAACTTTTAGGCTCTTCCAAGAATTGTCGAGCGCGTTTCCAGAAGAAGAACTTCATCTCATCGACATGACACTGCGTATGTTCACTGAACCTGTCTTTGAAGTGGATGACGCACTCCTACAAGAACGCCTCGCTGAAGTACAGGCGGAGAAAAGCGAACTGCTCAAGGGCTTGATGAAGAAACTTCAATGCGACACCGAGGAGGCTGTACGTAAGAAGCTGTCGAGCAACAAACAGTTTGCCGCAATCTTACTTGAACACGGCATCGACCCACCCATGAAAGTCAGTCCTCGGACTGGAAAGGATACCTATGCGTTGGCTAAGAACGATGAAGGTTTTTTGGCGCTTACCGAACTTGAAGACCCCTTCATTCAACAGCTTTGCGGCGTTCGACTGGGTACCAAATCTACCATTGAAGAATCTCGCATCCAACGATTCATCGACATTGGCAAGCGTAATGCCGGTCTCCTTCCCATCCCACTCAAATACTACGGCGCACACACGGGGCGCTGGGCAGGGATGGACAAGGTCAACTTCCAAAATCTCCCTAGCCGAGACAAGAAAAAGAAGGCTCTCAAAAACGCGGTGGTTGCGCCCGATGGTCACATCACGATCAACTGCGACTCGTCTCAGATTGAAGCCCGTGTCCTCGTCTGGTTGGCAGGACAGGATGATGTTGTCGAGCAGTTTCGCAACGGAGAAGATGTTTACTCAATTTTCGCGTCCGATGTATATGGTCGCCCCGTCAGCAAAGCTGACCCCGTTGAACGGTTCGTGGGTAAGACCTGCATCTTGGGTCTCGGTTACGGGACTGGAGCGTTAAAACTTCAGCACACGCTCAAGACTACTCCTCCGGGCGCTGTCGTTGATGAGGAAGAAGCCAAGCGTATCGTGGGTGTGTACCGCGACAAGAACCATGCGGTGATCGACCTATGGCGTGAAGGCGATGAAGTCATCAAGACTTTGGCTGACTGGGGCAACACCAAGCCTTTCTACTATGGGCAGAACAAGTGCCTCGTCGTCGAGAAGGAAGGTGTGCGTCTCCCCAATGGGTTGTATATCCGATACGCTGGCCTGAAGTACGACACCTCTGAAGCCAAGGGCAAGTATGTTTACTTCAGCCGCAAAGGGCCAGTGTCACTGTGGGGTGG